TTTGTTAATACAACTAGTGGTGCTATAACAATGACTTTACCCGCATCAGCTAATAGAGGCGATGAGGTGCATGTAATAGATTATGCTGCAACAGCTGATACAAATAATATTACTATTGGTAGAAATTCACATAAAATACAAGGAGCTTCATCTGACTTAACAGTAGCAACTGAGAGAGCTGCATTTACATTAGTATATGTTGATTCAACTCAAGGTTGGTTATTAAAAGAGAAGTAAGATGGCAAACTTCAATACTATTCGTTATAATAACCCATATAGTGCTGCAGGTAATTTTGTAAAAATTTCTAGTGCTACAGCTAGTAGTGATTCTACTATTAGTTTTACATCTGGGATTGATAGCACCTATAAAGAGTATATTTTTTATTTTGTTAATATTCATCCAGCTACAGATAACGCAAGTTTTTCAGTTAATTTTAGTGCAGATGGTGGCTCTAATTATAATGTTACAAAAACTACAGCTTATTTTAGAGCAATTCATTATGAAAATGATACAACAGCATTTGGATATGATACTGGTGGAGATTTAGCTCAAAGCACAGATTTTCAAAATATTATTACAGTTATTGGTGCTGATAATGATCAATCAGGAGTTGGTTATATGCATCTTTTTAATCCATCTGATACAACATTTGTAAAACATTTTAGTGTTAATGCACAAAAAGCTCACTATTCAGATATAAGTGTTAATGAATTTTATGCTGGTTACGCAAATACAACTAGTGCAATAGATGCTGTGCAATTTAAAATGTCTAGTGGCAATATAGATTCTGGAACTATAATTATGTATGGAGTAAAATAATGGCAAATTATAAAGATGTTAGATATAATTTTGCCTTACCTTCAAATGCTGCAGTTGGGTCAATGACTTTAATTAAAACTATAACTGCTTCTAGCGATGGGACTATTGATTTTCTTAACGGATCATCAGATGTTGTTCTTGATAGTACTTATCCAATTTATGTTTTTAAATTTATAAATATACATCCAGCATCTGATAGTGCTGAATTTAGTTTTCAAGCTGATACAGGAACAAATACAAGTTATAATCAGACTGTAACTTCTACATTTTTTAAAGCACAACATAGACAGGATGATGCTGTAACTGGTCTTAGTTATGATACAGGAGCTGACTTAGCTCAAAGCACAAACTTTCAAAGACTTGGTTTTAATCTTGATAATAGTAATGAAGATAGTTTTTCAGGAACATTAACTATTTTTGAACCTTACTCAAGCACTTTTGTTAAACATTTTATATCTACTAATAATTATACTTATGATGGGGATGCAAATGAACAATATAGTTTTAATACTTTTGTTGCTGGTTACTTTAATACAACAACAGCTTTAACACGATTTAGATTTAAAATGGAAAGTGGCAATATAGATGCTGGCACTTTTAAACTTTATGGGATAAAAAACTAATATGGCAACTTATGCAAGTATAAAATATGATATGACTTTATCTAGTAATGCTACAGGTGGAGGTTCTTTAGTTTTATTATCTACACAAACAGCTAGTTCTAGTTCTACAATATCTTTTACTTCAGGGATAGATTCAACTTATAAAGAATATATTTTTAAGTTTTATAATATACATCCATCAGCCGAAGCATCTTTTGGAATAAATTTTTCTGTTGATGGTGGCTCAAATTATAATGTTACAAAAACTACCTCATCTTTTTATTTTTTTCATAATGAAGCTGATAGTTCTACAACATTACAATATAGAACATCTTATGATCTAGCACAAAGTACAAGTTCTTCACCTTTAGGTGGAGATGTAATGACAACTAATAATGATGAATGTGGTGCGGGTTCTTTACATTTATTTGATCCAAGTAATACAACTTTTGTTAAACATTTTATTTCAAGATTTAGTCCTCATTATCCAACTTATTCTATGGATGGATTTACTGCTGGTTATGGAAATACTACTTCAGCAATAAATGCAGTGCAATTTGCAATGTCGTCTGGTAATATAGATTCAGGAACAATAAAATTATATGGGGTAGCATAATGTCACTCAAGTTTGCTAACAACAACTCCCTATCAGCCATAACAGCTTTACCAGCTGCTGTAAGTGGAGGATCATTAAATTTAATATCTACTCAAACTGCATCAAGTTCAGCTACAATTTCTTTTACAAGCGGAATTGATGATACTTATAAAGAATATATTATTAAATGGATTAATGTTCATCCAGAAACTGATGATGTTGATTTTAAATTTCAAGGATCAATAGATGGTGGTTCAAATTATAATGTCAGTATAACTTCTACTTGGTTTGAAGCATATCATGATGAAGGAGATAGTGGTACAAGTTTTGCTTATAATACTAGCAGAGATCAAGCTAATGGAACATCATTACAATTTATAAATAATAAATTAGGAAATGATAACGACCAAAGTGGTTGTGGAACTTTACATTTGTTTAATCCTAGTGATACTACTTTTGTTAAACATTTTTTAATAGCATCAATGAGAGTTTCTGAAAACAATTTTCAAGCACAACAATATTGTGCTGGTTATTTTAATACAACATCAGCGATTAACGCAATAGTATTTCAAATGAGTTCGGATAATATTGATTCTGGAACTTTTAAATTATATGGAGTTTCTTAATGTCGCTAGTTAAGTATAACAATAATAGTATAAGTGATATAACCTCTGCTGCTGCAATACCAAGTGGAGATATAACACTTATTAAAACTTTAACAATATCTTCTGGAACTTCAACTGTTAGTTTTATTCATGGAAGTTCTGATGTAGTTTTTGATAGTACATATCCTATTTATATGTTTAAGTGGATTAATACCCATCATGCTACAGCAGATAGAGAATTAGTATTTCAAGGAACTACAGATGGTAGTAACTTTAATGTTACAATGACATCAACATATTTTTATGCTTATAATATGGAATCAGGGAGTTCTCCTCTTTTATCTTATGATACAGCTAGAGATCAAGCTCAAGGAACTGGATTTCAAAGACTAACACTCCCAGTAAGAACAGATAGTGATGGTGGTGCTTCTGGTGAAATGTTTGTATATAATCCATCGAGCACTACATTTGTAAAACATTTTATATCAAGATCAGCTGGTATGGGAGAGGATAGCTATGCTCAAGATATAAATGTTGGAGGTTATTTTAATACCACAAGTGCAATTACAGGCATACAGTTTAAAGCAAGAACAGGAAATATAGATAGTGGAACTATAAAATTATATGGAATTAAAGATAGCTAATGAGCATAGTTAAATTAAATAATAGAGGTGTAAAAAACGCAACTGCATTTGGTAGTATTACTGGATTAGGCAGTATGACATTTATTAAAAAACTAACAGCCTCTAGTTCTGCAAATTTATCTTTTGTTGATGGGAGTAGTTCAGTTGTATTAGATAGTACTTATAAGGAATATCTTTTTACATTTAATAATATTCATCCACAAAATGATAGTGTTGAGTTGCAAATAAATTTTAGAGATGGTGGTTCATCTTATGATGCTACTAAAACAACTACAGTTTTTATGTCCCATCATGCAGAAAGTGATGCTTACACTGAATTTAGTTATGATGGTGGTCGAGATTTAGCACAATCAACAAGTTCACAAAAACTTATGGCAGCGACATCAATAGGTGGAGATAATGACCAAAGTTTATCTGGATTTTTGCATTTATTTGACCCATCAAACACAACTTTTGTAAAACATTTTATTGTAAGAACAAATACAAGTGGTTCTGGAGATAGTTCATCAGATTCTTTTATTGCTGGGTATTGTAATGTTACTGCTGCAATTGATGGGGTTCAATTTGATATGTCATCAGGCAACATAGATGCTGGAGATATTTGCTTATACGGAATTAATTAATAATAATAAGGAGAAACAATGCCAAGATATCATAATATAAATGGTGTAAGAGTTCAGTTTACAGCTGAAGAAGAAACAGCTAGAGATGCTGAAGAAGCTGCTTGGGAAGCTGGTGCTTTAGGAAGAGCACAAGCTGATCTTAGATCTAAAAGAAATAGACTTTTAGCTGAAACTGATTTTTATGCTTTATCTGATGTTACAATGTCAGATGACATGAAAACATATAGGCAGGAGCTTAGAGACTTCCCTGCAGATAAAGACACTGTTGATAAATGTAAAAACGCTACATGGCCAACTAAACCATAATGGCTAAAAAAAAGTTTAAGGAATTTACACCTAGACCAAAACCAAGAAAAAGACCAGGTAGACACAAAAAAAGACTAAATAAATCAGAAAAAAGATCATATAAAAAATATAGAAAACAGGGGAGATAATGGCGACACCAGACGAAATACAATTACAAAAGGGAACTATAACACCTGCCCAAAAAGAACAAACGGGTAGTGCAAAAGCTGTTAGA